TTCATCATCAAGTAGTATTTTAGCTCCGCTCCCTAAAATAAATTCTATGCCTACAAAACCAGAACAGTTTATTCCGTTCAAGATGTTGTAGTTATTTCCACTGTCCTGATACCATGTTGGTTTCAAAATAGCATTGTCTGGCACTTCGAAAACCACTCTCTTGTTAACTACACCAACATCACTTGTAAACTTGTAATTTCCTATGAATCTGATAGTTACTTGCCCTCCGCTCGGAACTGAAGCTATGGCTTTGTTAACAGAAGCGAACGGAGCTGTCTGAGAACCATCTCCGCTTGTATCAGAGCCGTTCACTTGGTCAACATAGAAGGTTTTTGACATCATGCCCGGCACCGCATTGAGGGCTGATGTCAGGTTTGTCTTCGGAAAGTAGATGCCGTTCAGCTGATCCAAGTCACCTATCACATCTACCGTCCTTGCGTTCAGTTCCGCATCGGTCAATGGAGTATTTGTAAAAGGTGCGGGTCTTGGCATAGTTACATACCTCCTTCCGCAATCAGCCCAAGTCTCCTCGCTTCAGCTTCTATGTGAAAAAGGAGCTCACACACAATTTCCCTATCTGTTTCGTTCATATGCGAAAGTTTGAAGTTCGCCGCTTCCATCCCGAGAGCTTCTTTCATATTCCAGAGCCTCCATGCAAGGGCAGAGAACCCTAAAAGTCTTTCGGTTGGTGGTTCTTCTCCGTCTTTTGTGTATGCACACTTCCCTTTTGTATCGCACGGAGGCAGTCTGTCTTGCTTTTCAAAAGACTCCCTGCACGAAAAACAGCTCACATTCGGGAAGTCTTTTTTGAACTCAAGGAGCTCCGTCAATTTTTTTTCCCTCTTCTTCTACCACCGTGACAAGCTTCATGGCAGATTCTATGAGCTTGGGTATCAGCTCGGTCTCTTTCATAAGAGCGGTCAAAACAGGGCGTATGTACTCTTTCTTGAAAGGTATGTCTCTGCCTTGAGAGTCCTGCAAACCTTTCCAGCCTGTGAGAGCTTTTTCAAGAACCTCGAAAGCATACTTGCTCTGTAGCTCTTCTGGGATTTCTTCTTTTCCCTTCTTGCCCTTGTCTTTGGCATAGGCTGAGGAGATAAAAGAAATCTCATCAATTGTCAGAGGCTTGACGTAAAAGACCATATCCCCATGCTTGACCTCAATCCTTTCAAGTTCTGAAAGCTTAACGTTAAGCTTCATAGATTCCACACCTCCGTTGAAATCGTGTTTATCAGCTCCATGTAAACCTCTACGTTTCTTCCGCTCGGGACTTCTGAAGTCGTACTTTCAAGAGCTATTACCTCAATCTCGTTAGGTATCACGCCCGTACCTCCAACGTTTGCAGTTGAAACAGAAATGACTGCTCTCGGAAGGATAATTGCTATCTCGTGTCCGTCCCTTTTTACAAACCTCAGCTCTACCCTTATCTCTGACCCGTTTTCATAGAGCGAGAAAAAGTCATCTTTCTCGTACTTGGGAAGGGTGAACTTGAATGTTACCTCTCTCTTGCCGTTTCTTACAGGTTCATCCAGATAAAGGGAATTCTTTTGAGTCTGAGAAAGGTTGTTGCTCAGTTGAAACTCAAAAGAGGAAACGTTATACGCTGTGCCGTTTACTTTGAACATTAAATCTGCAAAAATCACAACATCGGGGACTCCTGAGTATGCAGAGGTGTCAAAAGTGAGTCTTCTGACATCGTAGCCAAGAAGGTCTACGGAACCTTTCACCATATCTCCTGCATTTCCCGACAGGTTGAGTCTGTTGATGAGCCCTGATATGAGGCTGTGTTGAGATATAAGCTTGTCTTGAATGACCGTTATTCTTCTACTCTTTACCGTGTTTGTAGTAAGCCCATCCGCTGTAGTCCAGCCCTCGTTAGTCCTAAAGTAATCCGTGGAAATGTCTAAATCAGGCTCTATCACGTGCCTATAAAAGCCGTTTCCGAGGTTCTGGACTGAATTAATTTGCTCATACCCAAAAGCGCAGAGAAAGAGAACCTCCAACCCCGTGTACGAAAGAGTAAAAGAAAAGTTCGCGTTAGCTGAAATCTTAGTGTTTATAGCTCTGCTATAGCCAGCATAGCTCACTAAAGAACCTTCTTTTACGAACTCCTTCTCTTTTATGGGTGACCCGTCCTCTATCGGAAGAACAAAGAAAGATGTTGCGGTATCCTGCCCCCAAGTGCCCGTTTTCTCACGACCGTAAAGAGTTTTAGTTTTATAGCCAGCTACTGCTCCCATATCAGGACACCTCTACCCTTGCTTCCTCCTGAACCCCGAGATTTCCTTCACCTCTAAGAACTATGAACTCAACCTTCTGAGGTATGATTCCTTCTCCGGAAACGGAAGTGTCTACGGTCTGGACTATTACCTTCGGGAGTATGAGCTTGAAAGCGTTAGTTCCGTCCGTTGCACTCAAGATAACACTTGTCTCTGTACCGTTTTCAAAATCAGCGTAGAAAGTATCCACCTCATATTTCGGAAGTGTGATAGAGAAAGAAACCTCACGCTTGCCGTTCCTGTCTATTGATAGAGGAGTTTTTGAGTTTCCTCTGACTGCTTGAAGCTTGTTGTCCAGCGTAAAGTTCAGTTCTGAAAAGTTGTAGGAATTGTTTCCCACCTGAAGAGTGCAGTCGGGAAGAAGGATCACCCTTCCGGGAGAGGCGAGATTGTCAAAGTCCGCAGAAGTGTTTAGCCCTGCTCTGGTGTAGTCCTTACCCAAAAGAGAGACCGAGAGCTGAAGTTTGTTGTCTCCTGTGGATATAGAAAGCCTTGAGATCTTACAGCCTACGAATTCGTGTATAGACACTCCCTTCTCCACCGCTACAGTGAGGGATAGGCCAACATCGGGTGTCAGGTCAAAGCTCGTTATTCCGGTATTCACATTAACGGTCTTTTTCCCGAAAGCAGCGTGAAGTATATCTTCAAAGTCCGTATAGGTCAGATCCGCAGATATATCCCCTGATACTTGTCCCCCGACGATATAGCTTGTTCTCTTCACTGCGGTTCCCACGAGAGTCGCTGAGTCATCTACTCTCTCCTGCTCTTTTGTGAGTCCCTCAGATGAAAAGGGAATCAGCTTCGTTACTTTTACCGCTGTTCCCCAAGATGTTTCCAGTCCTATTCCGAGCCTTGAAGCAAATCCTTTTCCTACAGGCATATCTCAAACCTCCAAGATTTCCACAAGCATACGGGCGTAGAAGAAGGGCTGATAGTAACCTTCATCGGTCTCAAGCCTCGTTGGATATGCCATTGCCACAGCCCCACCGAGAGTGTAATCACTCCTCAAACACTCCTTAATCAACTCTGAGAGGTCAAGCACTTTCTGGGTTGCAAGCGAAATGTCCTTTTCGTGTATCCCGTAGACGATGTACACCTGGGACTTTGATTCGTATTCGGTATTCGTCAGCCTTCTGAGTGTCTCACCGCTGGGCACGTATGCAAAGAAGGGGTGTTCGCTCTCTTTCGGTCTCTGTCTGAGCTTGTTACCGATGATGTGGGAAATAGTCCTTTTCAGGTTTGCAGAGGCATAGTCGCTGAGCGGTGTATAGCCTGCGAGCGTATTTCGAAGAGCGTCCACAACCTGCCACCTCATCCTCAGCCTCTACCTACCCTATCTCCTGTAAACGTCGCCGAACCTGCTACTCCAAGCGTATCAGCTCTAACCTGCTCAGTTTTCTCTTTGTAAAGCTTTTCATATAACTTCGCTTTCTCAAGAAGAACTGTATCCTCAAAGGTCGACTCCCTTATCAGCGCCCTGTAGGTTGCGTAATAAACCGCAAGAAGCCTGAGCGTGTCGTTCGGAAGAACTACCGTAGAAGGGTCTATTCCTTTGCTCAGAAGAAGATTGTCTATATAATTGTCCGCCTCCTGAAGGTCCGTCTCTTGCACGACAACTGTCTGTTCGGTTATGTCCGTAGTTGATGCGTACTTAGCCAAGCTTCAGCCCTCCCGCGAAGTTTTTAATAGAAAATCCACCCACGAGCGGGTTGTCCTTCCTCACCCCGAAAAACTCCCTGGGCGGTATCCCTCTTCGCGTCCCGAACTGGTGCCAAGTCGCTTTCTGTCGCTGGAAGGGAGCAGAGAAATAGACGACAACTCTGTCTTCTCCCACCCATCTCCAAGTGATTGAGTTGAGCATAGAACCTGTATCTATGAGGGCTTTTGAGCTTCCTTTCCTGCGCATGGTCTGAGGTTTCAGGGGCTGGAAGAGGTTTCCTCTGATGCCGGTTTGTTTATTGACCCCTTCTACGATGTTTTCAATCGTGATGTTTGCGGCTTCCGGCAGAACTTTACGCACTACCTTCCGTATAGAAGAAGAGAGGAGGGCACGTGCCCCCCTATCCCTGAGCCTTATCCTCAGCATTCTCCATCGACTCCTTGAAGCCCGACTTCTTTAGGAATGTAACCAGCTCTCTGTCGTCGGTCGTGAACCTGAAGCCTTTTCCGGTTTTCTCTCCTTCAAGCCTCTTCCCTTTATAGAGGACAAACCTGTAAGGACCTACAAGCTCTACACTACCCTGCTTCTTAGCCATAACTCAAACCTCCTTTAAGGCGCTGCGACGTTTTCAATCTTCCTCCACGCATTGAGGTAGCCTACCTTGATAGTGAACTCCTCAACTATCTGCCACTCCGTCCTGTCTCCTCTCTTGCCGAGCATCTCCCTTCTCTCGGGCCTGAGCGGTCTCTTTTCCACGAAGTTAGGGTCAAAGATGAATATGTCTCCGACTTTGATATTTCTGTCGTACATGATGGGTATCTCGCCGTAGTTCGTCACAAGAGAGGTGATTATCTGTCCGTATCTTGTGTCCTCCCTGTTCACCATGAGCTTCTGGTTATACCAAGTATTCACCACCCTCATGTAGTTGGGGTTCATCCATATCTGGACGTTCGGATTCAGCTCAAAAACCCCGTCGTTGTCCATCGCTATGAGCTCGTCTATGAGCATATCAGGAGTGAGAGCTACACCTCCGGCGTTGGTTTTGTTCACTATGAAGAAGTTGATACCTCCGAGAGTTCTCTCTGCGGAAGTCGCAGAGTCGTACCTGATGCCATAGAGAACGGACTTTGCCTTCAGGGCGTCAAGCCTGTTGAACTTCTGCCTGAGCTGTCTCTCTACCTCATCCGTAGCCCACTCAACCTGAACAGCCTCAAGAGTTCCCGAGACCGAGAGGTACTCCGAGAATATCTGAGTCACGTTCATGTACTTGGTAGGTGTAGAAACCCTTGAACCGATACCAACATCCGCACTCTCGGCGTTTGCGCTGGACACGACCTCGGCGGGCAGGTTCGGGGCGTGGTTCACCGCCGTGGTCCCCTGATAGCCCCTTACGACGGTTATCTGGTTGTTGGTGTAGTCAACCGCAGAGACCTTTACTCTTTCACCGTCCCACTCAAGTATGTCTCCGACCGCAAAGATATTTGCACTGGAAACGTCAAGAGTGGTAGAGGATGCCAGGATGTTCCCCGTAGTCCCGTCCACCGGACCGGTGACATTAGCTTTCAGGGCAAGTATCTCGTCCTCATACCAGTCAAGAGATGTCTGATTTATCCCACTGCCCGTTCTTATAGCCCTGAGTATCATCGGGGGAACTACACCGAGAGCCTGTCTTATAGGCTCGGTCAGAGGGGTCTGGTTCACGTCGTAGCTTGTGTTTTGCTGTCCGAGTGCCATCTTTCCTTACCTCCCTAGATTGTTAAAAACGACCTGAGTATTTCCTCTTTGGAAGGTGTCGTGCTCCTTCCCGGAGCATCACCTCCGACGGGAGGAACCGTTCCGAAGAGCCCCGCCTTCTTGGCTTGGGCTATCCACTTGAGTTGTTCAGCCTTCGGTAGACCTTGAGGAACCAGTCCCCTGTATTGCTCGGGAATGGACTCAAGCTCTGCGGAAAGCAGCTCATCAAGAGCCTTCTCCTGCTCTTCCACCTTCTTTTTCAAAGATTCGGCTTCGGTTTTGTACTGCTTTGCTTCTATCCTTCTTTTCGCAGCTTCCTGTCTGAGCTTTTTGACGTATTCAGGAGAAAAGCCTCTCCTTTCTGCCTCTTCCGCCTGAGCTTCCAGCTCCTGAGCTTCTTTTTCAATCCTCTCGCTCTCCTCGATAGCCTCCTGAAGCTCCTCGTCCATCATCTCCGCCTCCGCGGAAACATCTTCAGGGGCAGGTTCACCGAGTTGGGGTTGTTCCCGAGGCTCAACCCCTTCTTGTTTCTGCTCCTCTTTCTGTACATCCTCAGACATCACTTACCTCCTTGACAGTACCGTTGTAAAAGGCTTCTCGCCTTTCGGGCTACCTCCGAGTAGCCGTGCTGCCGGGATCTCGCTATTACAGCCCCGAGCAAATCACACCTGACCTTTCCCGTCTTCGGGTCTCTGTACGGAAACTTCCTCTCCTTAGGAAGGAGGAAATAGTCCGCAGGTAACTTCTTCCTCTTCTTCTGAGAGCCTATGACTTCCCTGACACTCTTAGGGATCGCTCCTTTGTTCTTTACCGCCTTCACGCTTTTGAATGTAGACAACCAAGGGAAAGACCGTTGAACGGTTGGTCTATGTCTTAATGACCTCAGGAACGGGCACAAGCCTGTGTCTGCAATTAGGGTGCAGACCGTAGGAAAACACGAGAGGATTGAGCTTAAGCCACTCTTCTTTAGTCCTAACCTTTCCAAGATTAGCCCTGCATATCGCGGATGTTCTCTCGTCAAGGGGACCTATATACCTATACTTCTTTGCTCCGAGCTCTTTGTTTACAAGGTTGAAGGCTTCCCTATAGGCTCTGTTGAGCTCGCTCCTCGCTATAGTCTCAAGTCTATACTTGGGAACAGCCCTGAAAAAACCATGCTCATCTATCAGCGCATCCATGACTTCGTTCAGGGTCATATCAGACACAGCGGAAGCCTGAAGGAGAACCCTTGAGACAGCGTTTTTAATGTCGTCCGTAGCCCCTTTGATTGCTATCTTCGTGGACTGATAGGAAGTTTTCACTAACTCGGGCGAAAGAACGATACCCTTTTCACCGAAGAGAAAGAGGGCATCCTTGAAGCCCTCTTCAAGAGCGGGGAAAAGATATCTGTTCACCCATGAGCTACTATCCTTTAGGTCAAGGATTTCGGAACCGAAAAGAGAGGTCAGGGCCTTCTCTACCTGAACCAAGAGCGGGGTGTATATCTCCGCAATAGCATTCGGGTCGTAATAGCGGGTTAACAGCTCTATGACCCGAGACGCGCCCTTCCGAACGGCGGAAAGGAAAGCCCTGACCGCCCTGTTTTCAGTCTTTGTTTGCTCCTCTATCCTTTTCTCTAACTTCCTTAGCCTTTCCTCAAACTCTTTCTCCGTCATTGATTGCCCTGTATCTCTTGTGCCTTAACTTTTAAAAAGGCTTCCTCGGCAGGTGTGACCGTTTCTATGTTCTCTTTGAACCATGCTTTATTCTTCTCATAAATCTCTATGGCTTCCTCCTCGGTCAGCTCGGGGTTCTTTGCTCTCAGGAAGTCAATAGGCGTAGCGAGGTAGTTTGCGAAGCGGAACTGCCAGTCAAGTATCTCATCCTTTGTAATAGGCTTTTCGGGCTGAGGATAGTCTATCCTGATACTCACGTTCTCGGGAAGGGTTTTGCCGCTGTGGGTTGCATAGACACGTAGGGACAGCTCTATCAGTTCCTCTTCGTAGGACTGAAATTGCACCGCTCTCTTTTCGTGCCACTCCGCAAGAGAGGACTGCTCCGCTATTATAGCTATTCCAGACTTCGCAGTTGAGCTGGTTATACGTATAGTGCTTTCGGGTATACGCAGGGACATAAGGGTCGCGTCTACGATGGAGTTGACGTACTCAAGAGCCTTTTCTATGTCCGCATTGGGATTGATGTACTTTGCGTCTCCGTCCGCAGGGACGCTGAGGTAGGTGTCAGGTCCTACGAGAGGTCTATAGCCCTGCGGAGCGCCTTTAAGAACGAGCTGACCGTGGGTTTCCAAGAGAACCGTCCAGTCCAGCTCGGTGAAGGCTTTGTTAAGAATCTCGTTCGCTTTCACGAGCCCGCGCCCTATAGGAAGTATGTCCCAGAAGTGGTAGAGAGGGTCTTTGTTCCTGAAGAAGACCAGCGGTATTCTCCTATACGGGTTTTCTGTCTCTTCTGTCTTCTTCCCGTCCACGAGCTTGAGGAAAAGCTCATCGGTCCACACGTGAGTGATTGAACGTATCCTCTCTCCGTCATCAACCCCCCAAGAGAGAATGACCACCTCGGGTTCGGTGGGGTCTTCCGGACTGATGACCACATCTATCATGTCGGGAGTGTAGATGAAGTAGCGCATTCTCTTTCTTTTCTCATCCCAGTAGGGACGAACGCCTACAAGCCCCGTGAGGAGGGTGAACTCGTCAACGTTCTGGAGTGTCCTCTGCAAACCTTCTATAGCGTTCTGCGCCCAGGATACCCCCTCTATAGTCCTTACAGCGGGTTTTCTGTACAGCCTCGCGAGAACGTCAACTATCGGAAGGACTATGTTGAACCAGACCTTCTGTCTCTTCTGGAAGTGCTCTTCACTTTCATCAGGGTTCTTCTGTATGTACTTTTCTTGAACGAAGTAGTAAAAGTCCAGTATCTTATCGGTTTCGTACTTCCTTGCGGAGTAGGTGTTCTCCCTGAGGACCCTTGCAACCAGCTTCATGAGGTCGTCCGTCGTCATTCCTCCGAATCCGTCCATCACATGACACCTCCACTATCCCAGACGGCCCTCTTGCGGAAGGTATAGAGGGCGTACCGGAGAGCGTCCATCGCATGGTCAAAGGCTTTCACAGGTCTGTCCTTGCTCTCCTCCCAGACATAGAGGGAGAACTCTTCTACGGTGCGCCTGCATCTCGGGCAGATAAAAAGTCTATCGTTCGCAAGGAGCTTCTTCACGTGAAAGATACCTGCAAGAACATCGTTATCCGCACGCTCTACACTGATGCCTTTCAGGCTCAGCTCCCTGATGAGACCTTTCGCAGAGGGGTCTGCGTACACAGTGGTGAGTCTTCTTGTCTGTATCTCGTAGACAAGCCGGTCAAGTGTGATATCGGGTGTGTATATTTCGTCAAAGATATAGAACAGGTGTCCGTTCGTCGCTATGCACACAAGGGCTGTAGGGTTCGTAGCCCCGAAGTCCAGCCCGCCGAAAAGGTGCCACGTTCCCTCCGAGAGGTCCAGCTCTTTGATGTGCCTTTCTGAGAACTCATCGTACACAAGTCCCTCTCTCTGCAGGTTCCAGTTTCCGTATAAAAGAGCCTGTTTCTCCAGTTCCGGGAGAGCCTCAAGTCTTTTCACATAACTGGGATCGTTTTTCAGGAGATAGGGGTTGTCATAGACCGTTGCGGGGATGAAGCACCTTGTCCTGCCTTCAGAGTCTTTCCTGATTTTCATCGGCGGAGCAAAGTCAACGAAGTATTCCTTGACCCACTTGTTCTTTGTAGGGTTCTTGGGGTCGGGGTTGGCAGTGCACCTGATGTACTTGGGGTAGCCCTTCGTCCCCCTGAGCCTTGATTTCATGTACTGGAACTGGAACTCATCAAAGTGGGTCAGCTCGTCAAAGCCTATGTAGTCAAACTCCGCCCCCTGATACCTGAGTACGTCGTTCTTGTGCTCAAGGTAACGAAAGAGGAGAACAGAGCCGTTGATGAACTCGTACTTTCTTTTAGTCTCTACGTACCGTCCTATACCCTCGGGGTAGAACTCCATAGTCTTCTGTATGAGGGTCTCCTCCAGCTCGGGATAGGTTCTTCTGAAAAGGATTATCCTGCTCCTCGGGTGTTTGAGAGCATAGGCGAGGGCATCCATAACAAGAGCAACGGACTTCCCGCCTCCCGCAGCCCCGCCGTAGAGAACCTCGTCCGCAGGACAGGCATGAAAAGCGGTCTGTTTAGCTGTGGGTTTGTAGGAGACCTTAACCTTCATCTATTTCCCATCCGTCCCAAGTTTTATCAGGGGTGGTAAGCTCTATCTGAATCTTCTTAGACTCGTCTCCTCTGAGACCTTCCCTGATCTCACGCTTGAGTTTGATACACTGAATCACTATCTCAACCGCCCGGGGCTTGTACTCGTTCATTGCTATCTCCTTGTACCGCTTCTGGAGCTCGTCAAGGTCGTTGTAGTCCGAAGCATCCGCCCTGTCAATCTCAGCTTGTATTTTCTCTGCAAGAGCCTGACGTTCCTGATTGCTTTTCTCTACCTTCAGTATCTCTTTCTGTTTGCGTTTTAAGTCCCACTTCTCTTTATGTTTTGCAATCCAGCGATAAATTGTGGTAGGATGAGGCGCATTTTTGCATCTTTCCTGCAAAACCCTTGCAATCTGTGCAGGAGACTCGCCCTCAATGTAGAGCTCCTCTACAAGTAAAAGCATATCCGCCTTAGTCATGAATGTCCTCCCACAAGACTCTTAAGCTTCTGAGAGAAGACACTGTACAGGATCCCCAGACCCCCTGTCGCTACCACCCAGAGGAAAAAGGTTTTTTTCTCTATAGCGTTGACTTTCCTCTCTATCTCTTTCATCGTCGCTTTCAGCTCTCGGACGTCTTCTTTCTGGGCGTCCGTTTTCTCCTCAAGCCTCGTCAGCCTCTCAATTACCTCTTCCATGCTTGCCATATCTATCCCTCAACAGCTTCAGTATCTCCCTAAGTTTCTGAGTGTAGCTATCCTGCAGTTGTTTGTTTATTAGAAAGTTTCTTGCGTTGTCTTTATCAAGACAGTAATGAGGTCCGTTGTCAAACTCATGCTTCTTCCACTCCACAGGGTAGTAGGCAGGCTCAGGCGGAGGTTCCGGAATGACAGGTTTGATATATCTGTATTCCGTTTTAGTCGTACATCCTATTAAGCTTGTCAAGAATATCACTATCAGAAGCGTTCTCAATTTTCTTAACCTCCTCTGAGGTTTGCTCATCCATCTCCATCTCCTTTTGACGAAGCGTGTTCACAAGGTTGACGTCATCACTGATGTTCTCTATTACCTCCTTCTGTTCTCTATTCTCTTCTTCAAGGTCCTCCTTCTCTTCCTGAACATGCCTGTAGCGCAGGGTTTGGAGGAAAAAGAGAAAGCCGAGCACGGCGGAGGCGAGAGTCATGAGCGCCACAAAAAAGTCCTTTACTTTCCCGAAGACAAACTCAAGCGCCTTTTCAAGCACTTTTCTTGACCTCAATCTTCACCTGACGAGAGAGCTTATTCACACTGTAGGCTACACCTATCAGCCACACGACCTGAGCAGGGATGTCGGGGATCTTTCCTTTCTGGAAAACTATGAAGGACGCCCAGACTATGTAGGCAAGAACGAGAAGAAAAGAACTGACCCTTGTGAAGCTGACCTTACCATCAGGTTCTTTGAACACCGTCGTCCTCCTTGAAATAATAAGCGTTCATAAGAACGGTATCTACATACTTCTGATTCACATAGGAGCCGTCTTCCCTCTTTGCGGGGTTGCCCTGATTGTAGGCTGAGACCGCATCTGAGATATTCCCGTAGCGCTCGTAGAGCCTTTTGAAGAACTTGATACCGAACAGAAGCTGACTCTCCCAGTCCTCAAAGAGTTTAGGCAGAGGAGGTTTGTATCCGAGCTCCCGATAGTTTGCTCCCATGAGCTGCATAAGACCTATGGAGGTTTTCTGAAAGACTATTTCCGTTTCTACGGAAGAAGAGTACTCCCTGTAAAAGTCTTCTGGTTTGTAGAGCCATCTGTAGCGAGATTCGTATCTTGCGGAGTAGGGGTTAAAACCCGACTCCGTTTCTATGATCCCGAGAACTATATGCTCATGCCCGACGAGACCCTGAGACTGACAGAGCTTCATGACTTCTCTAACTATCTCCTTCCTGTGCATCAGTTTTGAATGTAAGGCACGGAATAGAAAAACCGTTCAACGCTTCTTCAGGAAGGAGAGTATCTCCTCCGCATACCTGAGCTTCTCTTCCCCGTAGAAAGGCTGATGTATCAGTCTGAGCGCATCGTACAGAAGCTGGAGTTCCAGATAGGATAAACGCCAGTAGGTCTTCGAAAACTCCAGCTCTTCGTCTATTTGCTTGAGCGAGCTCTCCGAGAGGACGCTATAGTCTATCTCAAAAATGGAGCGTAGCTGAAAGTAAAGGCTTCTGAGTTCATACTCCTCTACACCGAGCCAGTCTTTGATCTCTTCTTTCAGCAGGGTCTTGATTTCCTTTGCCTTTTCCCAGAGCTCCTTTTGGCTGCGCCCCCTCCGCCAAGGCATTCAAAACACCTCCTCCCCCTGTATAAGGTGGTTCTTCACCTGAAAGTGCCCGCTCTCCTGAAGCTCTATAAAGGCAAAGCCATGAGTCCATTCATTTTTAGGTGAATAGTCGGGCTTTAAATCACAGAGACACCCTACAACCCAGCAACCCATAAGCTCGTCTCGTATGGTTCGTTTAGTATCTTCCTGCCTGCGATGATAGTGCCCGAGCAGAACGTTCTTAAAAGCTTTCCTTAGAAAGGAGATAGCTATGTTTACGCTCGCATAACTTCTGTATTCATGCCCGTGTATGATATCAAGCTCGCCTGCCTGAATAACCCTCTTGTCCCTGACATAAGCTATACCGAAGTCATCAAGCTTCAGGAATCTATCAACCTTAAGTTCTTCAAGCTCATAAAGCTCAGGAGCCTTCCTCGCAAGATAACGCTCAAGCCTTTCCTCGTGGTTCCCCTCTTTGTAGATAATCTTCGCGTCTTTGAAGATGGAGCGTATCCTGTCTAAAGCTCTGACAGCAAGCTCTCTTTCCCACTCAAGGTTCCTGCGTTCGGGCTTTTTCTCCCAAAAAGAAACGCTATAGAAATCAACTATATCGCCGTTAAGTATCAGCGTGTCTACCTCATACTCGTAGAGCTGTTTGAGGACTGTCTTGAGAGCGGTGTAGTCGTGATAGGGGAAATGAACATCAGAGATAATACCTATACGCCTCTCGCCTTCTATTTTATAGGGTTCTCTTTCGTTTGTGTATAGAGGCCGGGGTATGTCTATAACATCCACAGGAGTAATCTCACGAACATCCCTGAAACCTTCTTTTGACAGAAGAAATCGCACTATCTCAAAAACCGCACGAGCCTTAGCCTCTGATATACCATAGAGGCGAGCTATCTTGCGCCTTGATGGGAGACCCTCTTCCTTAGCTACTTCAAGGACTTCATTCACTATCTTTTCCATCCCCTTCCTCCAACAAGCCCCTCAGAGCGCTCCAGAGCTGTAGCTTATAAAGAGCTATACTTCTCCCAAAGGGAGGGCTGTCATGAAAAAGCCTAAGAACCTCTATTATTTCTTCCTCTTTTTTGGATTCAGGCCTACTCTCAGGAGAGAGAACCTTGCCGCCAATCTCAACCTCAGGAGGGTAACTGCTCCTGATTTTCCACTTCATCAATAGGGCACCATCCTTGAGTGTATCTCGTCTTTCAGATACCCATATTTCTGCGGGTACTTGAAATAAAGTGCTACCGCTAATACAGTCCTTGCGTCATAGTCCCCAAAATAGTCCCGAAGCTCTTCAATCAGTTCTTTCTTTTCTTCGTCACCGCCTAACATGACTGTAAGAGTCTCAAGGTCAGGAAGCATGGCTACACACCTCCTTTATTAGTCTTTGCCCGCCGGAGAGGAAGGGTCGGGGCGGAATTGCCTTCCTCTCCCGCCTGTGTCCCCGACACACGCAGGCTAATAGCAGGCTAATAACTATGCCCTGCACAGCTCACACACCTCTCCACAGAACATATCCAGTTGAGCATCTTCAAGCTCAAGTCTCCTGACAAGTTCCTTGGCCGTGATATGGTCTTTGAGGCGGGTGTTGTAGCCTCTTCTGTTTAGCTCCTGTCCAACCTCAAGGAGTTTCAAGATATTTCGCTTTCCTTCTTCGGTTTTCCAGCAGGCTTTGTAATCCTTCAAACTTCCCAAAATACAGGGATAACAGTCAACCCTTGTATGTCCCATCTTGTAGAGCGGATTAGGCTCTACCCCTTTCTCCTTTATGTATTCAAAAACCTGCTCTTCTGTCCAGTCCACTATGGGAAACCTACACCAGACATGAGAGAGCTTCTCAAGGTCTTTTTTTCTCAAATATCCTGTACTCAGCCACTCCGAGTATCTCCACGTATCTTCAGGACTGAGATGCCCGTATCTCTCTTTTCTCCTTCTGCTCTCTTCTGTCCGTATTCCCATCCAAAGTTCTTGAACGTCCTTCTTTCCTATTAGATACATAGCAACGGGGACTTGTTTCAGTATAGCAGTGCAGAACCTGAGCCTTGAATTGGGAAACCTCTTTTTAGCACGAATCAAACTCAATAGGTCATAATCGGGATTCCTAAGTCTGATAATTTCAATTCCGAGCTTCTGTTCAAGATACTTCAGATACTCATAGGTAATTTTGCTCTCAAATCCCGTATCTGTGAATATTGGAAGGACGTTCTTCTTTTCATGTTTCTCAATCGCAAGCAGAAGCGTTGCTGTTGAGTCCTTTCCTCCGCTAACAAGAACCGCTATCACGAATTACCTCCAGATTAGATCTCAGAACACTTATCTCATTTCCGTTTGAGTCCCTGACCACAACCTTTACACCTCCCTCATCCCGCACAACGGTGAGAACCTCCTTAGCTTTTGTATGCTTTACCTTTTGCCCTTTATAAAAGCGCCGAGTCTCTCCCATTTCTCAGCCTCCTTCATGAAGAACCACGCATTTTTCACATCACCCTTTTTTGCGCACTTGTCCGCACGGACAAATAGACGCTTCGCAAACCAAAAACAGATCCATGAAAAGACTCCTCTCACGCATTCCTCCCTGAGAGTATTGCCCGCAAACTAACGATTCTTGGTAACAACATCATCACCGCATCACGGGAGTGCTCCGAGCCTCTTTGCAAAGCTTTTTCCCATTCACTATCGAGCCTCAACCACACAACTCCATAAACCCTCTTAAACTCCGCCTTCCACTTGTTATGGTTGACAAGCTCAATATCAACTCTATGCTCATAGGCTATAGCGGACAGAAGTCCTATAACGAAAGCGGTTTTATGTTTGCCTCTTATCTCTTCTCTGTAGACTCTAAAATCTTCAACAACTAACCTCTCGGGAGAGTGCTCTTTTATGAGAGTGTTAACCTTGCTATATATCTCCCTGAGTCTGTCCCTCTCCTTAAAGTAGAGAGTTCCGTAATCTAAAAGGGTATTATCCTCGCCTACCGCCCAGCCCATAGCGGAATAACCGGGGTCAAAAGTCATAACCCTACACGAACCCGAGATGTTCATAGCTATAGGAACCTCCCATATGAAAGAGGTAAAGCTCTTTTTTAGCCCTCGTTATTCCCGTGTAGAGAACCCTTCTCTCACACTCAGGGTCTATCTCCGCAGAATCCAGAACCCTTCTCGTTATCCTTGTATCAAGTATGACTCTATCCGCTTCAAGCCCTTTAGCGGTGTGGATAGTCCCAAGTTTTATACTCGGGTTGACCCAATTATCATACTCACTAACCCTTTTAAGAAACTTATCTATCTCCGTCTTATCCTCGTTCGGGAAGAGGTCTCTTATATCTTTCGTATAGATGAGATAGGCTATCTTCCCCCCGTCGGTTCTGAAATTGCGCCTAAAGAGACCTTCCTTGAACTCGCTAAATAGCTTGCTCCTTACAACCTTCTTACCCGTTATCAGCCTTATCAAGGGCTTGAACTCGGAGGCAACCTTATCCTCTTCTTCGGGCGGAACGGGGTTCTTACCCTGCCTGAGCTTGATGATTATATTGATGAGTTTAAACAGCTTCTTTACAGGCTTATACCTACCTATGAACCCATAAGGAATGTTCTCATTTTCAAGAACACCCGCCCACTGCTCTACAAAGAACCTGTTCCTGCAAAGGATATATATGGAGTCTCCGCTGAGAAGCTCCAGCGCTTCGTCGTAGTGGTCTATGTGTCCGAGAACTCCCTTCTCTTCCCTTGGTTGGAATTCTTTAGAAACTCTCCCCCTATTATATGATATAACATTTTGTGATAGAGCGTATATCTTTTGTGGTAGCCTATAGCTTTTAGGTAAAACGACCTTCTTATCCGCAGGAAAGTTTATAATTATCTCAGGATTAGAGCCTGCGAACTCAAATATAGCTTGGTCATCATCCCCCAAACATAGAACGTATTTAAAATTCGGTATCCACCTTTTGATAATAGCCCAGTGAAGGTTTCCTATATCTTGGAACTCATCCAATATAAGAAGGTCTCCGCTATTAACCACGCCCCGCCTGTAGCCTTCGGTCAGGAGCATAGTAAAGTCATACAGCCCTTTGCCTTTC